GATACTCTTTTAATGATTGTTTTATTATCTAGTAAGTCCATTATTTAACTGGTGAATTAGTGTAAACATTGATGATTTTATCGTTGCCATCTCTCTCCTTGTTGGTGTATAAGTCTTTATTGTTGTTGCAAAGGTCAAATATGATCCCTGCCGTTGCCTTGCCTTCATTAAGTCTTTCCTCTTTATCTGCTAGTATATGTTGCCTAACTTTTTCGATGGTACTAAAAAACTGCTGATTCTCTTGGTAATTTCTTATTGTGTTCGTGGTGCAATTAAGAAAAACTGCTAACCGCCCTAAAGTCATAGGTTTTTCATTTTCTTTTATCCAGTCATAAAACTCATCTATTTTTTTTTGTAATTCTTCTGTTGATTCAAATAATAATGGCCTTCCTCCTAAGTCCTTTGCTTCTTCTGTCATTTGTTTAGATATTAATTGAAATAGCTTTATTATATATCCTTGTTCCTTAATGTCAATTTTTTCTTCCTTCTGCCTTATATTCGAATACATCTTCTATATCTAACTTTAAACAATCAAGATTTTGCTCTATTGGCAATGCAAATTCTTTTCCTGATTCCTTTTTGCTCCGCCTAACAAACTTGTTAAATAATCTTTTCATTAATTCTTTTTGTTTATCATTTGGATTAATATCGTTAGTTTCGATATATTCTGCTATAAAGGTATTTCCTAATAGCTCGACATTGTCTGATCCGTGTTTTTTTATTAGTTTATTAGTCATAGTTTTTTAATTTAAATTTTTTTAAACTCCTAGACATTTCTTGTATTCAATGCCAGTTGCTACATCGCATTTACTAATCCCATTTGCCATTCCTGAAAATCCTAGATATATTAAAAAAATCCACAATAAAGATTGTGCTGATTTATAAATTATTCTTTTCATAATTATTTATTAAATTGTTAAATTCTTTTTTCTGATCTGTTGTAGCTCTTTGATCAAAGCAAGATCCGAGTATAAATTGCTTAGCCTTAGGATTTTGCCTTACCGCCTCCAATACTATTTCAGGAGTTTTATGTAAAACAAATTGCAAAGCTAATCCATTTATTTTAACCGACTCTAAACATTCTTTTTCAGTCTGGTTGTATTTAAACATTAATTCAAAAGGGTTCATTTTTTTATTAATTTTAATTGATTACATTATTAGTGTAGTATATTAAATTATGTTAGTCAAGAATTATTTTAATTTAATTTGATCTTTAATTTCCTTTAATATCTTTTTTATTGGTTTGCTTATATGCTCCATGTTAAAAATTATTTACTGATTCTGTAAATCTTGAAAACTTACCTTCAAACTCAAAGCCGACGACCCCTGTTGCTCCGTGCCTATTTTTGGCAATTATTAACTTTCCATTATTAGAAAAATAGCCTCCGCCTTCTTCTTGGTTTTTGTCCCTGTGTAATAATATAGCAACATCCGCATCTTCTTCAATACCACCCGAACCTTTTAAATCATTAACTGTTGGCTCTTGGTTATTCTCAACTCCTTTACGGCTAATTTGTGCTAATGCTACAACTCCTACATTATACTTTTTAGCTATTTCTTTTAATCGGCTCGTGTTCTCTTTTATGGCACTAGCTTCATTAAAATTACCTTGATTTAAAAATCTTATGATCTGGATATAATCAATAAAAACCATATCTACTGGCTCTATTTCTAATTGCTTTTTGATTATGTTTTCAATCTGTGATACATTAAGAGATGATGAATCATTAACATAAATATTTAATTCTCTTAGATTCTTTTTAGCTTGTTTGATTGATTCTAATTCTGATTGATTAAATTTTCTGATTTGTAGTTTATAGCCATCAATACTAACCATATTACTAACAAATTTTAGGAATACATTTTTTTTATCAACTTCTAGTGATATAAACAGGCATTTCTTACCTGAATCACTAGCTTTTAATATCATTTGTTGAGCGATGGAAGTTTTACCAACGGAAGGTCTAGCACCAATTACAACTAATTGCTTCTTATAAAAACCGCCATTTAATATATTATTTAATTTATTAAAACCTGTTGTTACAAAATCATTATCTAGTAAACTCCTTTCATCATTTTCAATATCAGTAATTACCTCTGATATATGTTGCACCTTTTGAACTGGATTATTACTATCCAATTTTAGCATATCGTTCTGTAATTTAGAAGATAAATAATCAAAATTCTTGTCTTGTAATGACTCCTTGCAATTCTCAATCAAAACTTCTAATTCTCTTTTTTTCCACAGCTCAATTAGTGTTTTTGCATAACCTCTTATATCGGCAGTTCCACTTGCTAATTGTATTAATATTGAAAGGTATTTACTGCCCCCTAGGTGCTTAAAAGCTACATTATTTAAGCAACCCTTTAGGGTTACAGGGTCAGCAGTTCCGCCTTCTTTTCCTATTCTTATAAACTCCCTCCAGATAATCTTATGCTCTTCATAATAAAAATGCTTTTCTTCTAAAATATCAGCTATATTTAGAAGTAGGCTATTATTCATTATAGCAGATCCGATTATTACTTGCTCTGCTTCTATGTTCTCGTATTTAGTCATGGTTTATTAATTCATGTATTTCAAAATGTAAATCAAGGTTGTGTTGGAAATTGTCACTTTTTATAATAATAACTTTCATCCCATAAAATTGTTGAGTATTTTTAGAGTCTTTAAGTAATTTTTTATCTACTCCAGCATCATATAGAATATGATACATTGTTCTTTGATTAGTTATTAAAACTAAAGAACTGGGGTTTAAACCTTTTCTTATTAATTGATTTCTGCGATACTGAATCTTTGTGAATATAGTCATAATTATTTTAATTTAAGGTTAATAAATATATTCAATTTCTTTAATTCCAAAATTATCTTTTACAATTTTTCTAATTTCTTGTTTCTGATCTTCTGGCAAATTATTAAGTTTTTCTTTATTTTCTTTCGTTGTGTGAAAACAAGCCAAATTTGAGTTTTTAATACTTATTCTATTAATCAATGTAGCATTTATCATTTTATTGATTAAATCCGCTGTGTGTTGCTCTCTGTTTGATAAGTTAAGTTTTTTAAAGTCTATTCCAGTGGTTTTTGTGGTACTGGCTTTAGGTTCATAAACATCTGTATAGTTTTTTAATATAGATTGCTCAAGTGCTATATTTGCATCACCTGATGTTAACTCTTCAAATCCTTTAAGTTTTTTAATTATCATCTTTTCCGCTCTTTCTGTCATTTCCTTTTTCATCTTCTTTCTCATGTTTTTAAAATCTTTGAAAATTTCAGGATTTATAAAATCTGGTAATTCTGATTTAGATTTACATTCTTTATTATCATTCTTCATTATACATTCTACATTTACATTATCATTCTTATTAGGGGTTTCTTTGGGGTAATTTTTTTTATCCCCTATGGGGTTATTTTGGGGTTTTTGTTTTTTAGGGCGACCCCCTTTTTTTCCGTGTTCAGCTCCCTTTTGTCCTGCTATATATCTCTTATTATTCGCATCTAATTGCGGTTTAATTAAAATAAAAATAGTCTTGGATAAACTCTTTTCTAATTGCATTTCGTTAAAATTAAGAGAATATTCTGCTATTGCATTATAAATTTCTAATTGTTCTTTTTCTGGAAGTGATTTTATAGCTTCGTAAAATGATCTATAAAAGATAAAACTATCTCTAGTATTTTGATTTGTCATGATCTTTCTTTTCTTGATTTATACTTTCCTTTATTTCTTCTTTAAGATTCCAAACAGCTTTTTTAACTCTCTGCTTAGTATCTTGAGATGAATTACTTAATTCTAATATTTCCATAATCCAACCAATTTTCTTTCTGGTTAAATCTGTTAATATCTCGTCTATTTCTAAATTGTTTATCATATTTCTTTGCTTGATTTATACTTAAACTTTGGCGAGGGGCGAGGTTCAAAACACCCCTCATAAAAATAAACTGCCTTCATGTTAAACCTAAGACAAACCCTATTATTAACCTGCAATTTTAATTGTCAAGAGAAATTCAGACATAAAAAAACCTAGCTACTTTATTAAGCAACTAGGAACTAAACCTGACAAGCGCGAAAGGGAGTTTTTTTATTTAAGCCATAGTCTATACAGGCTATGGCACACCTAATAAAAGGCGTGTGTTATTTTAAGGGGGGCTGTAATCAACTAAATTTAACTATGAACTAATGGACATCGTGAAATGAGTTTCCCCCCTTTGGCTTGAAGTGAAAAAAGCCAGATCCATATTACGAAATGACTTTTATTTGTCAATAGTAAATAAAAAGTTAAAAAAATACTTGACTAATACAATTTAATGTTTTAAACTAGATTTTGTAATTAATTAAATTTAAAAATAATGACAAACAGATTAAACATATTAAAAAACTCCTTAGAAAAGAAAAAAAAAGTTTTAGATCAAAGATTTAAAACGCATTTTGACGATGTTAAGAGCGGAAACGGTCAGCCAATGAATGACAAAAGAAATGGAGCTGCTACTTTTAAACGATGGGATAAGCAAGAAGAAGCTATTAGGAGTCAAAAGAAAGAAATTGAAAAAACTAAGAACGCAATCGAAAGGGAGGAGTCAAAAATAAAACATTGTGAAGCTGTTAATAAAGAAATACCAGAGCCAATTTTAAAATTAGTAGGATCTGGAGAATTAGCACAGTGGAGAAAGTTCCCTAATAGATTTTTTGTTACAGGAGTTAAAAGTGGTCGTATTATATGGGATATAAAAAAGCAAAAATTATTATGCAGTCATATCGCAGAAATACCAGACGATCAGTATGCAAAATTTAGGGATATATTTAACAACTTAAAAAAAGAATTAACTAACTTAAATTAAAAGTAAATCAAATAAATAATCATGAAATATAAATTAACTAAAAATAAAAAAACTATTGGAGAAATTACCCTATACCAAATCGAAGCTTTAAAAGACTTCTCAGATATAAAAAAAGGAGATCTTGGAGGTTGGATAGAGAAGGAGAGTAATTTAAGTCAGCAAGGCGACTGTTGGGTCTCTTGTCGTGCTAGGGTTTATGGTGATGCTATAGTTTCTGGTAATGCCTGGGTTTTTGGTAATGCTATGGTTTATGGTCGTGCTAGGGTTTATGGTTGTGCCGAGATTTCTGGTAGGGTTTATGGTGATGCTATGGTTTATGGTGATGCTATGGTTTATGGTGATGCTTGGGTTTATGGTCGTGCTAGGGTTTCTGGTAATGCCTGGGTTTTTGGTAATGCTAGGGTTTTTGGTAATGTTAGGGTTTTTGATAATTCTCAGGTTTATGGTGATGCTCAGGTTTCTGGTAATGCTAGGGTTTTTGGTAATGCTAGGGTTTTTGGTAATGTTAGGGTTTATGGTGATGCTTGGGTTTCTGGTAGTGCCGAGGTTACTGGTGATGCTAGGGTTTATGGTGATGCTAGGGTTTCTGGTTGTGCCGAGATTTCTGGTTGTGCCGAGATTTCTGGTAGGGTTTATGGTGATGCTCAGGTTTATGGTGATGCTATAGTTTCTGGTGATGCTTGGGTTTATGGTGATGCTATAGTTTCTGGTAATGCCTGGGTTTTTGGTAATGCTATGGTTTATGGTGATGCTTGGGTTTATGGTGATGCTTGGGTTTCTGGTAATGCTAGGGTTTTTGGTAATGTTAGGGTTTATGGTGATGCTTGGGTTACTGGTAGTGCCGAGGTTACTGGTGATGCTTGGGTTTATGGTGATGCTTGGGTTTCTGGTGATGCTAGGGTTTATGGTGATGCTAGGGTTTATGGTGATGCCGAGATTTCTGGTAATGCTATAATTAATTAAATAAAAAAGTAAATCAAATAAATAATCATGAAATATAAATTAACTAAAAATAAAAAAACTATTAAAGAAATTACCCTATACCAAATCAAAGCTTTAAAAGACTTCTCAAATATAAAAAAAGGAGATCTTGGAGGTTGGATAGAGAAGGAAAGTAATTTAAGCCATCGAGGCGACTGTTGGGTTACTGGTGATGCTATGGTTTGTGATAATGCTCAGGTTTCTAGTAATGCTAGGGTTTCTAGTAATGCTTGGGTTTATGATAATGCTATGGTTTGTGATAATGCTATGGTTTCTGGTAATGCTATAGTTTCTGGTAATGCTAGGGTTTTTGGTGATGCTATGGTTTATGGTGATGCTTGGGTTTATGATAATGTCTGGGTTTTTGGTAATTCTCAGGTTTATGGTGATGCTCAGGTTTCTGTTTGTGCCTGGGTTTATGGTGATGCTTGGGTTTATGGTCGTGCTAGGGTTTATGGTGATGCTTGGGTTTATGGTGATGCTATGGTTTGTGATAATGCTCAGGTTTCTGGTGATGCTTGGGTTTATGGTCGTGCTAGGGTTTATGGTGATGCTTGGGTTTATGGTGATGCTAGGGTTTCTGGTAATGCTATAATTAA